GGCAATATATTGGCGCAGAGTGTCAATGATCAGGGCGTTTTCGCGCGTATAGAAGCAGCGCTCGCCAACCTGAATATCGTCGGTGTTTTTCGGGGCATAGAGGCGCGAAATGGGACCGTTATCGCGATAGGGTCCGGATTCGGCAAGTCGGTTCATAGCGACAATGTGCTCGGCGATGCGAGATTGTATGGGGATGGTCGGCGTTTCCAGAAAACACCGCGACATGGTGTGGGCATAGTTCTCTAAATCATTCGTATAAACACGGTCGCAGAGACCGATGAGACCACGAATCACTACACCAGAGCCGGTGAAGGCATCCATTATTGCGACGCGGGGTTTCCCGAGACGAGCCCTAAGTTGGTCGGCGATTTCGTAGATGTGGGGAATCAGTTTACGCTTGTTTCCGATACAAGTGAGCATTGGCTGGAAAGTAAAAGTGTCGGTGTCCATTTTTGAAAAGGTATTTTGATTCATTGGTTTAAATATGGGTTTGGATTTATATGGTTGATTGAAATCAATTTTATGATACGCACTCATAGAGTGCGTATCATAAAACACTTCGCACGCAAAACTAAATGTTTTACGTGCGAACAATTTATAAGGGGGTCCTACGGACCCCCTTTCCCTACGGGACCCCTTAGATAATCTCTCGGGGTCCGTAGGACCCCCTTTCCCTACGGGACACCCTTAGATAATCTTTATGGAGTTCTCTTACACCTTTGCAAAAGTAAGTAGCCTTTGCGCATTTTAAATGTGCAAAGGTGTAAAAAACTGAAAACTGTTTTACAAAACAAATGTTATTAAACAACAGAAGAACCCTTGAATAAAATGGAACAAACACAAATGGAACAAACACAAATGGAACAAACACAGTCAGAACAAACACAATCCGCCGGTCTCAGTATCCGCATCAAGACAATGCACGACGACGGCCAACATTTCAACGACGACAGCAAGCATTCCGAAGAACGTCTCGCCTCCATCATTCAGCATAAGATTTGGCCACATGCCAAAGCCCGTGTTGAACGCATGGGCGGCGCCGTCGTTTTCTTAAAACATATCAGCCTCTATTCTGTCATTGAAGACTTCGCACAAAATTGCGGAGAAGAAATAGAGAATCCCATTGAAAACAAGTCCGTGTATATGAAACCCGACGGCGGCATGTTGATCGCCATTATGAATGGCAAGTCGTATCCGCTTTTGATAACCGAAGACAAAGTCCAAGGCACCAATGATTCGCGGCATTCCCAGGGTCTTACCCGTCAAGCAACCGGCAACGCCATTGAGCGCGCGGCGAAGAATATTCGCGGTGCCGAGATGATGTTCGGCGCGTCGTCGGTATTCCCCTACGTGCTCTTTGCTTCTGGGTGCGACCTACACAGTTCAGAGACAATCTCTAAACGCCTGGAAATGATGAACTATGGCGTTAAAAACCATTATATTGATGTGTCTCCGAGTCATACGACCGAGATTGGCGGAATCGTTGAGAAAATAAATATTTCCAAACGATTTGGTGGCAAATGTGTGGCCTCTATGTTTGTGAAGGCACACAAGTGGGACGAGATGGCGCACGGGGCATCCGCGTGGACGGGGGTCGAGATTGATGCGATTTGTATGCGTGTTGTGGACCTGGCAATAGACCAACTACCTCTATAGGTCTTGGTATACGGTTTGCTCCTGGTTTTTTATTGAAGAATACATATAATGATCGCGGTATGTAAGTACTGCTCCACAAATGACAAGTATGTGTAAATTACAATGACAAAACACCGCGGATTTTATGTGGTTATTTCTTGTAAACCATAGACTCAATGGATACATGAGAGCGCCGCTGATTGTCACCCCAGCACATAACAACAAGTTTTTTGTAAATAATGACAAATAAATATGATATCCAACGACAGTAAAAGCGGTTATCATATCTATAACACGTCGGGGGGAAGTAATGAGTGGATATTTCCAATAATTTATGGAACTCATAGACAATGCGGTGGCCAGTATACCAGCGAGATTGTTACCATAATAAAACGCGGCACCAATACATATTGGGTGAAAAAAACATATTTTCAACACGTATTGATAGAGTCCATCGGGGAAGCCGAGCTTATCCAATGGTGCATCTAGCGGTGCATCTAGCGGTGCATCTAGCGGTGCATCTAGCGGTGCATCTAGCGGTGCATCTAGCGGTGTATCTAGTGGTGCATCTAGCGGTGTATCTAATGGTTGCTCTAATGATTGCTCTAATGATTGCTCTAATGGTTGCTCTAATGGTTGCTCTAATGGCATGTTATGAATAATTACAAATTATGAATAATTATTTTTATATTATTTAGGTTTATTAATAAATACCGGTATTATTCCTTCGGTTTTATGTAGCTCGTATAATAGAACTGCGAAAATAATACTACTAATACGGCTACATACCCAACAAATAGTTTGATTAAATTATAATTAAATGTGGTTTCAATCGGGGGTGTATAATAATAACAGACATAGCATACAATAATTTTGGATTTATCCGTAATTCTTTAGGATATGCTAAATAACCGGCAATTGCTAATAATGGAGTGATATGACACGATAGAGACGTCATTGATTCTAAAATATTACCAATTATTTATATATCGTTTCATTTTAATAAATTGGGCTCTAATCCTTCATTGTATACCCTTGGTGGGAGCAGGAAAAATCTTTCACTTGTATAAATAATAATCGCGATATGTAAACGTTGCTCCGCCGATAACGAATCCATGTAGAAGGCAATGGCAAAAGGCTGCCGACTTGATATAATTCTTTTTTGTAAACCATATGCTCAGGGGGTATATGAGAGCTCCACTGATCGTCAGACCAGCACACAATAACTTGTTCTGCGTGAATAAAGACAAATAAATATGGTATGGCACGGAAATGAACGCGCTTCTGTCATCGGCGTCAGATACGAAGTCTATACGACTCACCTTTCCTATGCCGTATTTATGTAAATGATCAATTCCTCGGTATAAACGGTTTTGATGCGTGCGATGAAAAGTGCCATTTCTATAAGTATATTTTGAAAATAATATGGTTTATTTTATTTTCAAAAAACACACGACCTTTACGCAGTTTGTGCCGGTACTTTTGATATGTCGCTCTCCTTCTCCGGACACTTCAACTTGGTTTGTTTGAACTCAAAGCACGCCCCCGTAGAATCTTTGTACTGGATATTGTTCACATTCTCTGGACTCGGATATACAAAAATCTTGCGTTTATCGGGATTGAAGATATACACAAATAGAAGCCCGATCGCTAAACTAACAATGAATACGGGGATTCTTATAAACTTTAAAATGCTCATTGGTGCGCGATTATATTATATGTATGGATTATTTGGCTTTCTTTCCAGATTTACCCTTTTTGGAAAAGAGGGCGACCAATTCTTCCTCAGATAAAGGTGCTGTCTGTGCCGACTGATAAGGTACCGACTGACTCGGTGGTCTCAGTCCAGACTTTTCTTGAACCTCCGTGCCAATCTTCACGACATAATTCTTGTCGCCCACGGGGATGATATTTGTTTTACTGACGGATTCTAAGGGAACTGGAACCGAGGCTTGAGACAAAGGAACTGACGCATTTGCTTGTGCCTTCTTCTTCATCTCCATCTTTTTGCGTAATCTCTCTTTCATCTCCGCTTGTTTGCTCATTTGGTTCAACTTATTCATATCCATCTTGGCACCTCCACCCATTCCCTTTTCAAACATTTTCATAAATGGCGTTCCTGCGAGTCCCTTCATCATATCGGCGAAGTCCGCACCTCCACCCATATCTTTCATTTTCTCCATTAATCCCGCCATCTCCCCCATCAACTCTTCTTGTGTGATGTCGCCGCGTTTCATTCGTTCTTGAAGTTTTGTGGTGATTTTCTTGAGAATAAGGACCATCTTCTTGGGGTCTTTTATGAGTTTCATCAATACGTCTTTGCTGGATTTCATATTGACTTCGTCAGTTTCATCAAAAAAGTCTTTTAGATCATGGGTGAACTCGTCAGTGAACTCTTTGGCTAATTTGCCGATTTTTCCGTCAAGCAGTGTTTTCAAATGCTCTTTTAGAACCTCTGGATCGGGGAGCTTGAGCCCAGGTTTCTCTCCATTGGCATTTGTTCCTGTCTTACCGTTAGGTCCCGATGCTTTGTGTAAACTTTCAAAGATATCCTTCATCGCATTGGACAACTCCTCCGCTTCGCCTTCAGAACCTTCTGCACCTTCAGAACCTTCTTGTGTGTCTTCAGCGCCCATACTTGTGGTTTCCTCGGTTTCTTTTCTATCGTCAGCGTCTTCATATTCCATATTCTTGAAAAACTCCCCCACACTCTCCAATGTTTCCGCCATCTTTGATTGAAGTTCGTTCTCATCCATCGCCTCAAAAATGTTCGCGGCGTCGCCAAATCGTTTGGGGTCATTGACCGACCCTACCGCCGTGAATAATATCAATTGTAAATATTTCCAGATAGAGGTCTTCGTCTTCTCACTGACACCGGGACAATTGAACAAAAGTCGGAAATCCACGTCAGGCAAGAAATCCACGTTGTGCTTGCTCCCTGCATCAAATATATCTGCGTTTGTATACATAATGTCAAAGAACCGCTCAGGATATATGGCTAAACAATGAGCGTAGAGTTTTTCGTATTCGGCGTCGGACGCGGATGACCATTTTGACCACATGAAGGCGTATTCGGGAAAAACCACCGACAAATCGGAGGTAAAGTCCGTTATAATTGAACGCAAATTGGATGGTACGGTAGTCATTTTCGTATAGTATTTTGCGAAGTCTTTTTATATTCATATGAACGCAAAACATTAGGGACATTATATGAATGTCTAAGACGTAGTCGGCGTCGACATTATATGAATGTCTAAGACGTAGTCGGCGTCGTCATTATATGAATGTCGTCACTTGAATAAACCCATAATAGAAGAGCCCAAACATAACACTTTTCAAAATCATACCATAGAGGTTCATATTCCCATCTTCATTGTGTATTTTCAAAAATCCTAAATGCTTGAATATGAGAGTATTGATAATTGGCAATTGAAAAAGGAAAAACAGAACCCCGATTAAAATGGGGGTCTGAAACTCATCATACGTTGAAACGACTAAATCCTCTCGGTGTTTTTCTTTTTGATGCTGGTCCGACATCTTTTCCAACCGTGTCTCATATTCGCGCAAATAATCGTGGGTGAGTTTCTGAGTCGGAATATGGTTGGGAATCATATGCTCGTCGTTCTGAAAGGCAGTTGTGTCTTGTGGAATGCCGCGATTGGGCATAGAGGGCAACGACGGATATTGGGATTCGCCGGAAAAGCCGCCACTCCCTCCTAAGGGTGGGGGGCCCCCAGAATACATTTGGTTATCGCCTCTCACTGAAATGGTCGGTAATTGAGTATCCGTTGGCGGTGGAATGCCAAATTGATTTTGATGTACGTTGAGAGGCGTGTATTGTGTGGGGGATTGGCCGAAGTCTTGGCCTTGTCTGCCACCAAAGTCTTGTCCCTGTCGGCCGAAGTCTTGACCCTGTCTACTACGGGTTTGGCCACCGCCACCAACACTAAAGTTTCCGTTTTCGGGTAATTCGGAAATGCGAGTTACGTCGTTTCTGTCCATTCTATACAATGAAAGGTAATTAATTGTATAAAGTATACCGCGAGGGGGGTCTACGAGGTTCCGCTTCGTTCACCCCCTCAGACCCCCCATAGAGGAGTTATTCAAAGATGGATATTATTTATGATTTGCGAATCCCTCATAGAGGGGGGTCGCTAACCCCCCTCAAACGGGGTCTAAAACTCCACTGCTTTCATCTTTTCTAGACGTCTCAATAATCTTTTTTGCGGAATTGCATTTCACCGACGCCAGTTCATATTTGTAGCAATAATCATCATACTTATACGTCTTTCCATCAATCTCGCTAATGACCGGTCCATTAAACACGATACAATTCTTCCCTTCGCACACCTCTCTAAACATTGTCGCTAAACCAATTCCGAGCAATATGGATACCAAGGTTTGCCCAATCGGCGTATTCAACATTCGTTTAAAGTTCATTCAATATAACATAACGCTACATTTTGACCATCAAACAGTTAATAACTCAAAAGGTGGATGACTCAATCGGCGGATAAATAAAAGGATAGGTACTCAATCAATTTTGTAAAAGGGGTTAGAAAATAATTATGATACTATATAACCGGATTCAATGAACACCCATTCACAAAAATACAACGACTTTATGCGTGCTCATAAAATCAGTCGTGACAGCACGCTCCCGAAAACGAATACGCGGATTGGGTCTAGCGACGGCGAGCAAGTATTCGGCGGCACCTTCTCCATCCCCGACAGCAAATACAGTGAGTTCTTGAAATTATATTATAAACACGTGATTGAGGGCGGCGCCTCCGAGCACTTAACCGAAAAACAGCGCGAAAATGACGGCCCCATCTTAATTGACATTGACTTTCGGTACAAATACGACGTGACCGCGCGCATTCACACCAAAGATCACATTGACGACATCGTGGTCGCCTATTTAGACATTTTGAAGGAGGTGTTTGATTTTGACGATACGCCCTTCTACATCTATGTAATGGAAAAAGACGACGTCAATCGCATATATAACAATGAGGCGCCCGACGCCTCTATCACGAAAGACGGCATCCACATTCTGATTGGAATCAAGGCTGACCACGGCATACAAATGACCATTCGCGAACGTATTTTGAAGAAAGTCGCGGCGATGTGGACTTCCTTGCCGATCACAAATGCGTGGGAAGACGTGTTTGACAAGACAATCAGCTCGGGGAACACGAATTGGCAGTTATATGGGAGCCGCAAACCGAACCACAAACCGTATAAGCTCACCCATATTTACGAGAACATATTTGATCCGGGTGACAAGGAGTTCATCACAAAACCGGTTCCGCTCGCGCAATTTGACATTGCCCAAAACATTGAAAAACTTTCGGCGCGAAACTCAGGATATCCAATTTACAATACAATGATATCTTTAACAAACTCAAACTTAACTGCTGGTGGAGGAATGAAAAAACGCGTTTCTACGAACTCTCTCTTTACGCTCAGCAATGGCGCGGGCGGCGAACTCATAGAAGCGGTATTACAAGTGAAAACACGCGACGAATTGGACCTTGTCGTTCAGGCGAATCTGGACCAGATGGGGGTGCGCGACTACGAGCTGGTGGAGACGCATTATTACACGATGACCTTGCCCGATAAATATTATGGCGCGGGCAGCTACGACAAATGGATTCGAGTCGGTATGGCGCTATCCGAGTTGTGTAACGTGATGTTTATCACGTGGGTCGCATTCAGCGCACAGGCGCCGGGTTTCAAGTTCGCCGACATTGGCGACATGTATGTGTCTTGGCAGCGATTTTCGTGTAAGGGCGACGTGGCGCTCACGCGTCGGTCCATCATGTATTGGTCAAAGCAAGACGCATTCGCCCGGTTCCAGGATGTGCGCAAACAGAGCGTGGATTATTACATTGATAAAACACTAGACTCAATGATGGACGAGTTCGGCGACAAGAACAAGAAGTTCAGCAAACCGTGCGGCGATTTCCAGATTGCGAATGTGCTCAAACAGTTGTACAAGGATGAATACGTGTGTGTCAGCATCAAGCACAACATTTGGTACAAGTTCCACAATCATCGCTGGGTGGAGATTGACTCGGGCACCACCTTGCGAAAGGCGATTTCCACAGAACTCTATGACATTTATATGGACAAGATATCCAAGTTGTCTGCGTTCGCGAATACGCTGGATGAAGACGACGAGGCCGTCGCCGACACGCGGAAGAAAGTGACGAAAAAGACGGAGAAAATCTGCGACATCTGTTTGCGTTTGATGAGCACGAGCGACAAGAAGAACATCATGACAGAGGCGAAGGAGCTGTTCCACGACGCACAGTTCATGGAGAAGCTGGACACGAATCCGTATTTGTTGTGCTTTGAGAACGGCGTGGTGGATTTCAAGGAGAAGATCTTTCGCAAGGGTTTGCCGGAAGATTATGTGAGCAAATCCACGAATATGGATTACAAGCCGATTGATCGCAAAAAGGACGGGACCGTTATCAGCGAGATTGAGGACTTCATGTCCAAGCTGTTCCCGCGTCCCGACTTGCGCGAATATATGTGGGACCATTTAGCATCGGTGTTGCTCGGTACGCCAGACAAGCAGACGTTCCATATGTATATCGGTGAAGGTCGTAACGGCAAGTCGGTTCTAACGACGCTGATGGACGAGATGATGGGCGAATACAAGGGGGTCGTGCCGCTTTCGGTGATTACACAGGACCGTGCGAAAGTGGGCGGCACCGCGGCGGAATTGGCGGAACTGAAGGGTGTGCGTTATGCGGTCATCATGGAGCCGTCCAAGAAAGACGCGATTCTGGAAGGTCCGCTCAAACAGCTGACGAGTGGTTTGGACCCGATTCAGTGCCGTGCGCCATACATGGCCAAGACGCTGGTCTATTTGCCGCAATTCAAGTTGGTTTTGTGTAGTAACGTGATGATGGAAGTGAAGAGTCAGGATTACGGTACCTGGCGTCGTATTCGCGTGGTGCCGTTTGAGTCGCTCTTCACGGAGAACCCAGTTCAGGGTGACCCTGACAAGCCGTTTCAGTTCTTGGTGGATGGCACGATTGTGGACAAGTTCGTGTATTGGAAGTTCATATTTATGTCGCTGTTGGTGGAACGCGCGTTCAAGACGAATGGAATGGTGAAGGATTGCGACATTGTGTTGTCGGCGAGCAAGGCCTATCAGGAGAGCCAGGATTTCATCGCGGAGTTTATTCGCGAGAAGATTGTCGTGGAAGCGGGTAGTGAAATCAAGAAGACGGTGCTGAACAATGAGTTCGCGGTGTGGTATATGAGCACCTATGGCAAAGGAGCGCCGAGTCCGAAGGAAGTACATGCGAAGATGGATCAGCAGTTTGGCAAATACGAAAAGAAGGGGGCTTGGACGGGAGTGCGCATCAAGTATGAGCGCGATGAGTACTTGGCGAAACGAGATGCGGAGGTGTTTGATGATGGCATCTCGGCGAATGACCTGTAAGCTTGCGACCTATAAGCATCTACGATGCGACTGTAAGCCTAGCTTCGCTTATCCTTAGGGTACTTATCCCAACAGTTGAACGACTCTACATAATTTGTTTTTTTGAAACACAGTCCCCATTCAAACCATAATAAAAATATTATCTTGGGTAAACAAAAAAAGGCAAGAAAATATATAAATATTAATTGTGTATACTTAATATTTATGCAACTCCATTTTTTAACATTTGGTGGTCCCACTGAAAGTTATCGTGCGGCGGTTAAGAGATTAAACAAAGAAGCAGAAACAATGAACGTATTTTCTTCGGTGACCACACTGAATGACGACGATTTGAAAGAACACACTCAGTTTTGGGCAAAACATGGTGACTTTATCTTATCCAATCCTCGTGGCTACGGATATTGGGTTTGGAAACCCTATTTGATTCTGGAAGAGTTGAACAAGATTCCCGACGGGGACATACTTTTGTACACAGACGCCGGTTGCGAACTCAACCCTTTTGCGAAAACACGTTTTTTTGACTTAGTGAAAATGACAATTTCTAAAAAAATCATCGGGACACATTGTATTTCGACGGATGATACCTATACCAAATACGACACGATTTCCAAAATGGGCATGTCCGACAAACCCGATCTTTTGCGGAAAAACCAGATGCAGACGGGCTGTCTGATGATGGTGAAATGCACGGAAATAATGACGTTGATTCGCGATTGGAACGACTGGATGCAAGATTATCATATGATTGACGATTCGCCGAGTGTTTTACCCAATGGTCCGCAATTCATTGAGCACCGACATGATCAGTCCGTCTTCAATATGCTCGTAAAGTCGCGTGGTTTCATCAACTATGACGTTGAACCCGCCGACAATCGGATTGAGAACCCGATTTGGTACTGTAGAAACCGGAGTGGACCGACTGTTATTACTTGTGAGAAGCCTTTTTAAAATGATAATGTAACCCTTCAAGGATGTAATCCACTCAACATAATCATTTCCACATAATGCCGCAAGGTCAACCACTTATTTACATTTTCAAATACGCGGCCGTCATATAGAGGAAGTTCAAAATCCCACCAAGAATTGACAACGCAAATCGGCAACTCGTGGTTCGTATAATGCATCAACGCATCGGTAAATGGACTCTTTACTACAATGGGGATGCATTTCATGTATAGGGCCTCCCATATCCGATGAGTGTCCGCGCCATTTCCTTCTGGACACGCGCACCATTTATAGGTGGAAAGTCGCTTTAAATTATCTCGCGCATTTAACATCGGCAACATGCCACCATCCGCACATGATTGGAGCGCGTCGGCGCATTGCCTTCGTTGGTCTACATTCGTGTAGATATTAAAATTAAGACAAAGCCCACGCGACTTTTCACAAGTTTGTCCAACAAAGTTTTCAAGGTTCCCGTGCTCCCACATGGTGTTTGCGACACCGATCGGTAAGAAACGCATCTTGGAATTAATAAAACACAGGTTCTGCCCCCACCAACATAGGAGTTTTTTGTCCGCCACAATTTGTCTTACATATTCATTGTTTTCCGTCAAGTTCACGTCGGAGTTGTGGCTGATAAGAACAAACGGATTCAAAAAATGCTTGAGTTTGGCGGCAAAAAGCTGGAGCCGATGTGGGTACAAGAAAACATAGCGCGGATTTTCAAATGCGGGACCGACATCTTGTAGCACAATATGCCTCTCAACTTGCTCAAAAATCCGCGGATTCCCTATAAAGTCATCAACTGTTCCCAAGTAGATTTCGGCGGTGTTCTGAAGGCGCTCGCCATTTATATAATTGTCGATCTCCATATGATAATTAATCGTCGTTTATTTTTTATATTTAATTGGTGTCAAACAAATATACAATTCACTAATACATGTTTTCAATTGTTTTGGTTTGTTTAGAAAATTTCCAAGATTATATTTTAGCAAACATTGCTCAGCTTTTCAAACTGGGTCATATACGCATTTATGTTTTGACGAGCAGACATTTGATGGGTGAGTTTGAAGCCCTTTCGGACATTGTTGAGCTTGTCTCGGTGGAGTCGCTTTCGGATCCATTTGGGTTCAACGAAAAGTCTACTCTGAATCGCGAGTTTCGCGGCGGATTTTGGCACCTCGCCTCCGCGCGCCTTTTTGTCTTGCATTCCTTCATGGCTTCGCGCCCCGACATTCGGAACGTCATTCACATTGAGAACGATGTGATGCTCTACTACAACTGCGATGATACGTTGAGCGAATCTTTGTTGAACGAAAGGCAAGTTTATATCCCCTTTGACACTTTTGAACGAAATATCGCCAGTATTATGTACATTCCTGATGCGGCGACCTTAGGCAAAGTCCTTGGTTGCTACGATTTCGGCAAAAACGACATGTACAACTTTAGTGAGATTCGTGTGAAGACGGATTTGATAAATACGCTGCCCATCTTTGTAGGGAAAGACGGCGACAATTTGGAGCGAGCATTTGTGACAAACGGGTTTGACAAGTTTGGGGGGTTCATATTTGACGCAGCGGCCATTGGACAGTACGTCGGCGGCGTAGATCCACGCAACATTTACGGCGACACCCGCGGGTTCGTCAATGAGACCTGCGTGATCAAGTATAATGAAGAGGGCGAAATCGTGTGGCGCTCGCATGCTGGCTTCAAGAAGCCTTTCATCAAGTTGCGTGGCTCTGACGTGGAGATTCCCATTTTCAATTTGCATATTCACAGCAAAGCATTGACGCTGTATTGTTAGGGTGACGCAAATAACAAAAACGGGGCATAAGTATGTCCAATGTGTTTTACTGGAAATCCCCGATAATAATACCCGTTCTTTTATACCGGTGAAGATTTAAAATGGGACATCCCATAGGGATGTCATTTCAAATCATTACCGATACCGCGCCATCGCAGAATTAAAATGTCCCATTTTAATTCTTCAATGGCGTAAATCGGTTGTGTATGTGATAAAAAACAGGTTCTAATACTGGCGCAATTTCTACAAAAATTGTGAAATAGGGAAGGAGCATAAAATGCTTTAATTTCTGACATTATATCGGTAGAACTATCGGAATCATATCAATGTCCGTTATCATAATACCATTTTCATAGTTTAAAATGGCTGGATAAAGGAGGCGAATATATTGTGACGTGAATGATGTAGATATTCCGGGCAGAGGAGCAAACAATATAATATTGTCACAATATTCTTCGAACTCGGGTGGCAGGACATCATGTATCAAATAATTTTAATGTCAACGGCGGGATAGAGTTTTGACCACGCATTTATAAAAATTGGGATGAACTCGCAATACAACGGGTTCATATTACATGCCGAGACAATACAATCTAGTTTCATTGTTCTATTAAAATTGATTATATCTTTATATACGTCGGTAAATAGTTTATTTCAAATACAAAATAGAGGGTCCCCTCTATTTTATACAATGTTTGACATCGTCATCCCTCTTGGACCCAATGATACGAAGCATTTTGCTTTACAGTTGGAACATACACAGAAATATGTGATTGGATATCGGCGCATCTATGTTGTAGCGTTTGACCCGACGGCAATATCATCTACCGATACCTCTATCATTGTCGTTCCAGAATCGGTGTTTCCCTTCTCCAAAAACACCGTAGCGACTTATCACGGCGCAGACAGTCGCAATGGCTGGTATTTCCAGCAGCTCCTCAAAATGTATGCGTGGGGCTACTTGGATGAATTATTGGACCGTTATTTGGTGGTAGATGCCGACACGTTTTTCTTGAATCCGACGCGGTTTGAAACTGGCGACGGCAAATGCCTCTACAACTTCGCGCGCGAATATCATCCGCCCTACTTTGAGCATATGGGGCGACTTGCACCCGTTTTCGCGCGCACCTATGAACTCTCGGGTATTTGCCATCATATGATCTTTGAGACCCTAGTGGTTAAGGAAATAATCCGCATCGTAGAGGCCGAGCACAAAGGCAAACGGTTCTGGGAAGCGTTCTTGGAATGTGTAAATAAAGAATTGCGACACGGAATCGGGTCGGGTGCGTCCGAATACGAGCTCTATTTCCACTACATTATTAAGACACGATTGGACGAAGTGGAGATTCGTGAATTAGTTTGGGCGAACGCGGGGCGTTGGACGCCGGAAGAATGGGCTGACCACGATTACGTTTCGTGGCATCATTATGACCAATAAGTTTACTGGAAATCCCCGATAATTATTCCTCTAGTTTCAAACCAGTCTCTCTGACAATAAAAAACAGATTCAAATGCTGGCGCATAATTTCTACACAAGTTACGAAGTACAGAGGGATTATAGAATGCTTTAATTTCTGACATTATATCGGTAGAACTATCGGATTCCATTTTGCTATAATGTATTAACATTTCTAATGGAGTATGATTTGCGACATCCTTAGAACAATCATTTTTTATTTGTAAGCCAACGATATATTTCATCATATTTGTGTATTCAACGTTTGTGATTCCAGTGTCTTTTATATCAATTTCAAAATTATTTGCGTTTAACATAGCATATATTTGAAACATCATATACGTGACGGCATTATCTATTTCTGTCTTACCAATATTTTCTACAAAATAAGCATCCGCATCAATAAAACACAGTGCTCCCTGTTTGTTTTTACATAGGTGTTCTGGCTTCATATCAAGTAACATGATTCCTTCTTTATCGGCTAAACGGTGAAATAACCCTTTTATATGGATGAAGTATTTGGAGTAATCTCCCGCATATGTAGCTAATAAATCATTTCCACACATCACCTTTTCAACAATATATTTCATATGTTGTGGTATGATAAGGTTTTTACTTTCTATAAATTTGGGAAAACTATAAACCAATGTGTTTTGATTTTCCAGGCCATTATCAATACACAAAACTATTTTGGGCATAAATCCTTTGAGGCTTAGTTTATATTGAAGAGAAAGTTCATTGTATACATCATTATAATTAAAGTTGGTGTTTTCATCGTCTTTAAACTGAAACACGATGTACTCTTCTGGATTATATGGAAATGGAAACTCATAATCCTTGGCCCAATCAAGATCTTTGGTTGAAATCAGTCTGTATATGGCCTTACTTCCAACACTGAGTTCTGAGATTGGCTCAATCCAATATTTGGGAACAATTATTTCTATGTCGGGTAGTGTGTGTTTTTCCGTGCTGGTTTGTGTGCGTTTTTCTGCGCGATTTTGTGTGCGTTTTTCTGCGCGATTTTGTGTGCGTTTTTCCGTGCTGGTTTGTGTGCGTTTTTGTGTTCCGGTTGTTACAGTATTTAAACTTGGATTTATAGATTTTCTCGCTGTTTTCACTCTCGCCATAACTATTCTATATTATATGGTGTAATTATTTTATAGAACCGGTATACATATAGAGGCAACTCCGAATACTGATAAATGAACCCAACTGTCATTATTATGGCCGGTGGACTCGGCAAAAGAATGAGTTCCGATTTGCCCAAAGTCATCCATCCCGTAAAGGGCGTCCCGATGATTGTGCGCATCTTGCGTTCGCTTCCCTCGGATGTTCGCATCTTGGTAGTGGTTGGCAAGTACAAAGATATCATCCAGGCGACAATTCGTGAATATACGGATGTTGCCATAGAATATGTGATTCAGGACCCGCCTCTTGGCACGGGCCACGCAATTGCGTGTTGTTTGCCGCATATTGAACACGACAGTCGGATCGTTGTATTGTCGGGCGATGTGCCGCTTATCCAGCGCAAAACCATTGAAATGATGATCAAAGGTTCCGAGAAAGGAACATTAGACGAAGGTTCTCCTCACGATAATGCTGTCCCTTTTGTTCGCGTTCTAACAATGAACGCCGAAGACCCTACTGGCTATGGGCGAATTATTACCGACCATGAAGGTTATCTTGTTAAAATCGTTGAACACAAAGACTGTTCACTGGCCGAATTGGCGTGTAAGGTTGTGAATTGCGGCATTTATGCGTTCTCCGGGTATTTCGCGCACCATTTCATACCTCTCATCCAAAATGAGAATGCCCAGAACGAATATTATTTGACGGACATTGTGGAGCTAGCAACTTCGGCGAGAATCATCGTGGAAATGTGTCCGATAGGTGATGAAGAGAGGCATACCGTGCGGGGTATCAATACGCTGGACGAGCTTCTAATCGTAGAAGAATTGTGTTTATAAAGCGCTTGTCTATTATTTTTATTATTTTCTTGGAAATAATAAAACTGTTTCTTTTCGAAGGACCCCTTAAATGTGCGATTCCACAACAATCATGTTCGCCTCTTCTTTCCCATACGTCTCCCCCAACTGGATGAACTTGTTTTTCTCCCCATCCTTGTAGTGTGCCAGGAAATACCGGATACAATCAAGCGTATATGGGTTCAAATCACCGACGTCGTTGATGTGCGCCGACTTTGGGTCGCATTTGTCGTGAAGCACCGCCAATATCTTGTGGTCGCCCCCGCTCTCATCCGTTGTCATTATTCCGCCGATTATTTTACAACGAACCATCGTGCCAGGATGGATCGCATATTCGCACAAGATGATGATGTCTAGTGGATCGCCGTCGTCGGAAAGTGTCCCCGGAATGTAACCATAATTGTAGGGGAATACATTGGAGTTATGAAGAATGCGGTCTAGGCGGAGACATTCGGCCTCTTTGTCGTATTCGTATTTCATATTGGAACCTTTGCTGATTTCAATGATGGCGTCGCACATGTTATAGATTTGTGAGAGGTGGCTTTATGCTTTGTTGTAATGTTTTTATTGTAAGGCATTGGACACGCCGACTCCGTCCTTATTTGGTGCGAATACATTTGTTATATTCAATATTTATGCTTATAATAATTGATATATGAAGTTCAAAGATGTAATGCCCACCAGTTTAATAAGGTAATGAACTTACAATTGCACCATTTACAGTGTTTCCATATGCTTTATAATTAAAGTTAATATCTGCCCATGAGTTCGCATTTTGGGAAACTGCTATTTTATTTGGAACTGAAGGTGAATTATAAAAATGTGTCGCATAAAACCGTGAAGTAGCATTACTTCCAGTATTTAAATAACCAACCTGTGAACCTTGGTATTTATTGTTATCCGCTAGTATATATCCAACTGACGTAGATCCATCATACGTAACTATTGTATTTCCTGAACCAAGACCACCAGTAATTGCCCATACGTTTCCACTAACACCTCTTCCAAATGCTACTGAAAAAGACTTTCCTTTCATAAATAAGTCTGATACTGCTTGACTCCAAGTTGAAAAACTTGTTGAATCCGTTGGATTTATCAATGTAAACACACATGGAGAAGTAGTAGCGTCCATATCTGCACTAACTACCCATCGTTTATTACCAGCATTATCAATTCCAAATGAAACACTAGTTAATTGATTACTAGCGTATCCTAATGGTGCGGATACACTACTCCAAGTGGATCCATCACTACTATATGCAACTCCAGGGCCACCAGTTTTATAAACACCAACCGCTATCCATACTTTTGTACCACTTGAAAGTTGTCCGTAAGTAATTCCACTTACTATGGCCATTATAGTATTAGTTGCTGGCATTATTCCAGTCCAAGTAGTTCCGTTGCTTGATGAAAGAACAATATTACCAGATGTGCTAGATCCTCCGACCATAAATAAGTTTTGGTCGGAACTATTTTTTCCGTAAGCAGCACAAAAGATAGTAGATGTCATACTTATACTTGTAATTACTGTCCAAGTATTACCAGAATTGGATGATACTGAAATATTCCCTCCGCCAAGTAGCAGGCCAGTTGCAACCCATAATGGAGTATTTCCTGTTGTAAGACCATATGCGATACCTCTAACAGATGATAATCCGGACGAATAACTTTTCCATGTAGTTCCGGCATTCGTAGATACACTAACATTTCCACTACTAGTAGACTCGCCAATCATCCAAACAGCATTTTGTGATACAGCGACAGCTTCTTGTTTTCTCATCAAATTAATATTGCTAATTGTACTAAACATTCATATATTATATTCTATTTATAATTAATATGATAAATAAACAAGTTTTTTTGAGTTGGTTTCAATATTTATTTATTCAGATTGACTAAGCCTTTAGGTAAGATTAACTCTTTCGGTCAGACTAAGCCTTTAGGTAAGATTAACTCTTTAGGTAAGATTAACTCTTTAGGTAAGATTAACTCTTTGGTCGACTACGTCTTCTAGTCAATCAAGCTCTTTGGACGACTACGTCTTCGGTCGACTACGTCTTCGGTCGACTACGTCTTTCGGACGACTACGTCTTTCGGTCGACTACGTCTTTCGGTCGACTACGTCTTCGGGCTCAGGTAATTCGCCGCCAGAATACAAAGCGTGCCTCCCACCTTTTCCCACGACAAGGTTTCCTGGTTGAAAACGATTCCATACACATAGGACATCACCATCCCAAAATACGCCAGCGGGGCAAATATGGATGCCGCCAAGTTAGAGGCCGCGAAGAATCGCAAGAAATAGGCACCTGCGCCGATGAATCCGTTCAAGCCGACTGCTAAACCCATTCTCCCTCCACTTATGGGTAGTCCAGTACCTTTTACAAATAAATATACCGTGAAAGCTACAAACCCGACAAAATAAGAGAGGAATACGTGGTTCCAGTGGTTGTTGGTTTTGATTCGGCGGACCATAAAATAGATGAGCGCCTCTGTTAATGCCGCAAGTAGGACCATCGCGATTCCGTAGGTGAAGTCGGTTTTCTCTTTTGTTTCTTCTTTTCGTTCTTTGGACCCTTCTTCTTTGGGCCCTTCGGACCCCTTTGGTGGGACTTTATCAGTCGCGCCCCTTTCAGGGGCGGCTTTGGGCCCTTCGGGCCCTGTCGAACTTCGTTCTTTATCAGTCGCTGCGCTTTCTCCTAGAACAAACAACGCAAGTCCCAGCAACACCAGCAAATACACATTGTTCCACATGACCCCCGCAATCAGCAATATCATCAACGGATACGTATTGAATATGGCAAATGAAACACCCGAATCCAAATTGCGAAAACCTTCATAAGAAAAGAAGATGTGAGAGAGGTTGATTGCCGCGAGAATCAGCCCATCCGCGGTGAAAAGCGAGGACCCGATGAAACTCCAATTTACGAATATTGCGGAGATGCCCACGTAGGCCACAAGCCGTGCCCAGACTTGATGGACCAATGTCAGTCCAATTTTTTTCACAAATATGGGGTATAAGCTCAACAGCGACTCGGAGACGAGCATTGAAATCGCCGGTGTCAGCATCTATATACTTACGTTGGGGAATATATATTTATGCCGAGCGCCCTTTCGGGAATCTAATTTTGTAAAAAACATATAGAAATCGCAATATTATATAGCAAATGGACCCCGTCGTTATTTCGTTGATTGTATTTGGTTCGCTGGCATATGTTGGCGGCGCGGTGTTTTGTTATTGTCGTGTTTTGAGACGAGACCCGCTATTGAACCCTTTATTAGATGTTAGTCGTGCATTAGACTTTAGTCCACCTTTAGAGTCTGAATCAGTTGAGTATTCAACAATTTATCCGCAAACCAATTAATCTTAGGACGGTACAAAGATAAATCTTATGGCAGTTCAAGGATTCAAAGACGTGATGCCAAGGTTCCTATGTCTTCCACCATTGTCAGCTTTGATATCGGTATCAAGAATCTCGCTTATTGTGTTTTTACAACTGGGTCCGTGGGTCTCTCCATCGTCGGCTGGGGAATCGCGAATCTGGCCCTTCAAGATGCCGTGGAAAAACCGCAATGTAATTGCACGAAGGCCCGGGCCGCCGGCCCATGCGGGAAAACAGCCTCCTACACGTATGGAGAGGACCAACGATTCTGTAAGACCCACGCCAAATCCTCGGGCAAACTGATTCCGACGAAGGAGTTGTCGGTAGCCGCTTTCAAGAAGTTGAAGATAGAGGAACTGACGACTCTTTGTACAAAGTATGGGATCGGCATTGGGACCACAGATAAGAAACCCGATATTTTAGCAAAAGTGGTCGCCCATTTCGCGGCGCGTACCTTGTTACCGGTGGTCGTCGCCAAGTCCAAGAACGCCAACCAAATACATTTAGTAGAAATCGGGAAACGTATCAAGGTACAATTTGATGAAGTGTTTTCAAAATATACGCCGACCCATGTCATCTTGGAGAACCAGATTTCGCCGATTGCCGGGCGGATGAACACGATTCAAGGGATGGTTGCCCAGTATTTCATTATGCGCGATACGGATGACCGGTTGAAGATTGACTTTATTTCGTCGGCGGGGAAACTCAAGGGGTTCACCGATAAGGTGCTTGCGTTGCCGACGGCTGATAAGGTGCAGCCAGCTGATAAGGTGCTTGCGTTGCCGACGACTGATAAGGCGCTTGCGTTGCCGACAGCTGATAAGGCGCAAGAGACGAATACTTACAAGGACCACAAACGGGATGGAATCGCATTTTGCCACCAATTTATGGCGGCAAACCCGTTGCTGGCAACCTTTAGGCAAATCATAGAGGCGGCGGCGAAAAAGGATGATTTGGCCGATTGTTTTTTACAAGGGATTTACTATTTGAAACGCGAAAATATAATAATGTACTCGGAGAACTTAAAAATAAACATTGTTTGATAATAATATCAGGACAACGCAATGGATTCTTTTGACATTAATTTAGACAATTTGGAACCCATCAATCTCAAAATTGACGATTATGATTCGGCACCCTCTTCAAGTAGCAAATCCGTCAATTTTGGTGGAGGAATTGAGTTGTTGATGAACAATACGAAGCGATCCGCTGGCAACGCGACCAACATTGATTTAGGCGATATTGGCAGCCTTGAAAACGAACTGAATGAGCTATCCAATGGTGGAGGCTCTGGTTCTTCCAATAATGGCAGTTCCAATGGCTCTGAAACAAAGGTCCTCAGTGGAATCTCCAACTTCTTTGGGTTCGGGTCTGATAAGGGAACTGGGTCCTCTGGACCGACCCCTTCGGACTCTGGCCTCGGCCAAGCAACCAAGGAAACCGGCGCGGGTACCAACAAGACCTGGGACGGCTTTATGAAGTTCAACGACATCCCCGACCGCCCCGTCCAGTCGCGCATGACCGACCGCGAGAAGTTGCGCAAGAAGCGCCTGATGATGAAGCGTCTAGATGAATGGAGGGAGAAGGGACTTGTCGGCAATCATGTCCATTTCAACAATGACAGTTCCTACGAGGAAGTAGAGGACGAATACGAGACCGCGCTAGAGGACAAGAAGAAGAAGGAATCCACGAAACTCTATAGTTGGTGGTTTATGACGGCGGTGAATACGATTGAGTACGCCAACTCCGCGTTTAATCCGTTTGATGTGAATCTGGACGGCTGGGGCGAGCAGGTGAGCGACGACATTGACAGCTATGACGAGATTTTCGGGGAATTGTATGAGAAATACAAGGGAGGCAAACTGGCGCCCGAGATTGCGCTGATGTTGAGACTTGGGTTCAGTGCGGCGGTGGTCAATTTCACCAATCGTGCGCTCTCCTCGGCGACACCTGGGTTCAATGATGTGATTCGCCAGAGCCCCGAGCTGATGAAGGCATTCACGAATGCCACGGTGAGCTCCATGTCGCAACAGAGTCCGGGGTTTGCTTTTGCGAATAATTTGGTGAATCCGGAACCGACCGGGCGACAAGGGCCGCCTCCGGCGGCCGTAGATCCGAGGGCGCAAGCGGCACAGACCAAACGCCCGGGGATGGTATTTACCGAACAACAACCGGCCAATAGTGGTATCAATGCCGTGCGCGGGTCAATGTTCAAAGAGTCAGGCGTAGAGTTGAATAACAATAGCTTTGACTCGGCGAGTAGGAGACCGCCATTGCCACCTCAGCAACAACAACAAAGGTCTGAGCAAAGACCTGAAATGTCCGGACCTAAGAACACCAACTTGGACTCCATCTTAAGCGGACTCAAGACCAAGACTGTGGATATCCACGAGAACCGCGATGATGATTCGGTGGTGAGTGTTACCTCGTTGAACGGCTCGCGCATTCCCTCGGGCAGAAGACGCAAGGGGTCCGACAAGAACATTGTCTCGTTGGATATCTAAGGGGTTTTAAATATAATTATATCGGTTGGAATATAATTATACATAGAAGGTTCCTTGGATAAAGGTCATTCTGGTTGTTCCTTGGATAAAGGTCTTTGGATAAAGCGCCTTTCACTAAATCTTTCAATTCGCGAAAGGAATCATTATAGCGGGACATCATTCATGCTGATGGCAATGGCGATGGCGCCTTTTTGGCCGGGTATGTAATTGGAAGTTTTACTACCACCTCCACCAGAACCATACAATCCATTACCATTAGTTCCTTGAGTAGTTGCATTCGGGGACCCTCCACCACCAACACAAAATAGATTGCTTCCAAACCTTTGGTAAATGCCAATAGAATTGGATGATACAGAAGAACCAATACCTGCTGTAGTTCCAGAAGCAACACCACCACTTCCACCACCACCACCACTAGAGCCTTCATCGCCGTTACTACCACGATTTAATAAATTACCGGCATAATAACCTGTCGAATCACTTCCAGAATATTTTGAACCACCTCCACCACCGTTTCCTTGTATTTTTTTAACAACTTGACCAGTCCCAGGTGGGATTCTTCCACTTGCTCCATCTGTAGTAAGACAAACTCCTCCTAGTCCTCCTCCTCCAGCAGCAGCATATAAATAAGTGATTGATGATGTATTATTTCTTATATACATCTCGGTGTTAAGACCAGAACTAACGCTCGGCAAGATAAATGAAACATTTTTAATACCTGGTGTGCCTGGTATGTTTGCGCTTCCATCTAAAAATCCACCGCCACCGCCGCCACCACCATTATTTATATTCCGTCTCCCTCCAGCTCCCCCAGCGCCAATACACAAAAAGTATATCGTAATATTGGATGACCAATTTGTCAGGGTAGCTGTTGTTGTAAATGTTGTATTGTCAGGTAAAACACTTCCTTCTATTAAAAATACACGATAAGAAGCGTCAGCCACCCAATAAGTTGTAGTTGTAACCAATTCTGGACTACTGAATGTAATTGATGGTGGACCTCCCCCCGATTTCTTCGGCAACTTGGTCACCGAGTTAAAAGTGTTGAAAGGCATTATAACTGATAGACTTATAATGTTTTTCTAAATATGGGCATTTTCTGATCTAAACAATCTCGTTTTTGAAGGCTACGCAGTATCCATAAGTAGTAAGACCACCGACATTACCAGCGGATGACCAAAGATTACCATCTGAACTTTTTGCTATGAGTCCACCTTGTCCAACAGCAACCCATAAATTACCTCCTGCGTCGTCTTTGCCATAGGCTACGCCTGATCCAGTAGTAATGCCACCGACATTACCAGCTTGTGACCAAAGATTTCCATCTGAACTTTTTGCTATGATAGAGCCACCTTGTCCAACAGCAACCCATAAATTACCTCCTGCGCCGTCTTTGCCATAGGCTACGCCATATCCATAACTACTAATACCACCAACATTACCAGCGGGCGACCAAATATTACCATCTGAACTTTTTGCTATGAGTCCACCTTCGCCGACGGCAACCCATAAATTACCTCCTACACCATCTTTGCCATAGGCTACGCCGCGTCCAGAAGTAGTAATACCGCCGACAAACCCAGCGGGTGACCAAAGATTACCATCTGTACTTTTTGCTATGAGTCCGCCACCTTCGCCGACGGCAACCCAGAGTCCATTACCTGCGCCGTCTTTGCCATAGGCTACGCCTAATCCAGTAGTAATACCACCGACATTACCAGCTTGTGACCAAAGATTACCATCTGAACTTTTTGCTATGATAGAGCCACCTCCGACGGCAACCCAGAGTCCAGCTCCTGCGCCGTCTTTGCCATAGGCTACACCGCGTCCATAACCAGAAATACCACCAACATTACCAGCGGGCGACCAAAGATTACCATCTGTACTTTTTGCTATGATTGAACCGTTTCCAACGGCAACCCATAAATTACCTCCTGTGCCGTCTTTGCCATAGGCTACGCCTACTCCAGTACTAAGACCACCTTTTGACCCAGCGGGTGACCAAAGATTACCATCTGAACTTTTTGCTAGACGCCCAGTTCCGACAGCAACCCAGTTAGCACTTACCC